CCCTGGCGCCTTGTAATTCCTTTATAACATTATCTAGATTCATGATAAGGCCCTCACTACGAAGCCCGTTTTATCGTGTCTAGCCCGGCCTTTTGCATATAAAGCCACAACGCTATTAATCGGGTCTAGGTGTCTTACGTCTGAGTTATCGCCTGGCACGACTGGCAGCCCCTGGAACGTTTCCGGAATATTTTCCACCTTATCAAAAACAGCGGCCATCCTGGAAAGGCTAGTATTTAAAGCAGCCTTTTTAACGATAGGAATAAAGCTTACAGCGCCCGAATAACTAAAAGTAAGATCGTAATTTTTAGGGATATTTTTACGTCCAGGGTGCTTGGTGTAATCATAAAAATTAATATCGGGAAAACGTTCAAAAATATTTAGGCCTCCTACGTATATGTGCTCCCAGGTAATATCACTAGTCCCGTTTAATCTTACAAGGGGAGTCAAGCCCAGGCGTTTAGCCTTTTTAGCGAGTGATTCAATTGAAAATATAAGATCTTGCATAAAAGCGTCCCGGTCTTCAAAAAAACGCTTTGTTTTTGCTATCCTGGCAGCTTGTACAGTATTGAAAGCCCCTCGGCCCGCACTATTCAAACAAGGGTCTTTACATTTTGCCAATAAAGCCAGGGCACATACCTGATAGCCTGATAAATCAGCAGGCGCCAAGTATAAAATCCCGGTTAAAAATCCCAGCTGTTCACCTTTTACGGTTTTCGCATCGCTGCTTACTGATAATAAATTCCTCATTTTAAGCCCCTTTTAACATTAAATTTAACTCTGATTTTATAGCCCTGGCCTTTTCACCACGCCAGGCGCTGGCATTCGCTAAAAAATAGCGAACAACGCTCCGCCCATCGTCCAGGCCATAACTATGATCTAACGTATCTATACAATACATAGCGCTTAAATACGGTTTAGCGCTATAACTGATATTTTGCCAGTCTTTACCTATATCAACTGCAATGCTGCTTATCGCTCTCATAATTCCCCCTCTATTACGTAACAATCATAATAAACGCCTGGCGCCTGGTTTTTATAACGCTCCAGGGCCGCCTCGGCCTCGCTTTTAGTTTCCCATGCTGCTGCATCCTCAAACCAGGCAGCGAACCAAAAGCCCTGGTCCCTGGTTTCCTGGTTAGGAATAAATCCGCCCCCATCTGATTCTATAACATAGGCCATGATCACTCAGCCCAGGCAGCTGCAAGAGCAGGGTTTTTTATTTCCTGGTCATATGTCATGACCTGGCGGCCGCTTTGAAAGGCTATAACCGTCCTTTCGTCTTCGCTATCATGCGCCCAGGGTGCATAATTGCCGTCCTCCAATTGTCTTACATACCAGGAATAGTGCTGCATGCTGTATTTCCTGGCCCAAAATCTTGCTGTTAAATAGTCCATCATAAGCCCCTTAAATTGTAGTAATGATTTTAGAATTAAAATAATCAAGTATAACCAGGCGCCCAAAAACGCCCCTTTGCTGCTTTGCAACGCTTACTGCATTTTCAAGATTGTCACATCCGCAAAAGGCCCTTAATTTTTTACCGGCCACATCGATGTAACATACTGAGATAGGTTTTTTTGCAACGTGCATTGTCATAATAAAAGCCCCTTATGTTATCGGCAGCCGGCAGGAATTGCAGCCACCTGGTAGTAATTATAATCTTATAATAAATTCCAATGCAAACTATTTTTGTGCAGCCAAGCAGCAGCTGCAGCTAGGATAAAAAAACAGGCTAAAAATAAATAAAGGGTCAAGGGTAAGATATCAACCAGCATAAAATAATCGCTTAAAACGCTTTAAAATAAGCCGGTTTTATTGTACGATCGTACAGAAAGCCCCATTTTACGGGCTTTTGATCTTTTCCCTGGAGCTGGCAGCAGGAATCAATCAACCAGGCAGCAGCAGGAAAATCCAGGCACGATATTAAAACCCTGGCCGCTTAAAAAATTGAAAGCCCCCATAATGCGCAAGAGATAGCGAAGCGGGCCAGCGCATAATCGAATCTTTTATATACAGATCACATAAGGGGAGATAAGACTATTAATAAATATACTTGCACGTCCTTAGATATGCGAATAATCTCAGGGCTTTAATATTCCTTTTATATACCTATATGAAGCTAACTAGAAAACAGATCAGCGAAGGCCTAAAAGAACAGCCCCTGGAGAAGTTACTGCTAGGAACCGATAGCAAGACTACCAGGCTAACATCGAAGCAGCTCAACTTTGCACGAGATATTGCAGCAGGTGAAACTAAAGCCCAGGCCTACAGAAACAACTACGACAGCAAAGCAGCGCCAGCAGTCCAGGCTAACGAAGCTTATAAACTATCACTCAACCCACATATTGCCACGATGATTGACCAGCTAAAGACAGCTAAAGCAGCATCGGAATATCTTTTGCCCGCTCATTTAAGATCTTTAATAGTGCAGAAGTTAACCGAGAAGGCCCTAAACGATGACATAAAGACATCTGACCAGCTGCGGGCCATCGAACTACTCGGAAAGCTAACCGAAGTATCAGCGTTTACAGAACGAAAGGAGATCATTAAGCAGGCAGACAGTAACGAGGCCAGGGCTAAGCTTATTAATGCAATCACGAATGCAATTAAAACAACTAACAGCCTGGCAGATGATAAGCGGGCCAGCGCTGAGAGTCTATTAAATGAGATAGCCAACGCCAGGCAGCCAGTTATCGTTAACCAGGTAGACCAGGAACCAGGCAGCAGCGACCAGGTAGAAATCGACCAGGTAAAAAGCCAGGCAGCCAGCAGCGAAAACGACCAGGGAGAAGACCCACCACCCGCCACATCCCCAAATCAGCGTGTTGCAGTAGGGCAGGCTATGCATACTATTCCAGACAAACAATCAGAAGAAATTCCCCAGCCTGACGAGGATCGCTGGTGGGAAGACCCCCCCGTCAATGTTTTAAACGAAAATGACGAAAAAAATATATAAAAAATTTTAGCTTTTTAAGGACGAGTGCATATGTGGATTAATTTATATGGTAAACCTAGGGCGTGGTATGAGCGTCTATGGATAAGGATGAGATGGAACTTTGCTGGGATGTTTCGTAAGGGCTTAACTCCGAATGGGTTGATGGCGTGGTATCGGTTAAACCTGCGGTGTCGTAAGTTAAATAAGATGTTATTAGAAGAGGCGCATAAGTCTTCACACTCTGCGCCCTATCCTGATCCGACCCCCAAGGATGTGGAAGAGTTTGTGCAATGGGCGCAGGCGCATGGGATTATAGAGATTAAAGAATGACACCAGCACAGAAAGAGATCTTTCTAGTCATAGATGAATGGTGGAAGCTGTATGGCTTTGGACCTACGGTCGATGATGTCATGCGCATTACGGGCGAAAAGGGTCGGGGCAATGTGGCCCGTAAGATGAAAATGCTGATAGACTTAGGGATATGTAAGGGGGTGAAAGGTCGGGCACGTTCTATCCGCCCTGCTTACCTACGGGTTAGGAATATAGAATGAACTTAGATGAGTTATTAGCCATGCTGCCACCCGCAGAGCGTGAGATGATTTATGCGGAGATGGCCAATTACAATGATTCTATTATCCGAGAAAAGGGTCCGGAGGACTTCTTAACGTTTGTTAAGACGATGTGGCCGACATTTATTGATGGCCGTCATCATAAATTAATGGCGAAGAAGTTTGAGGAGATTGCCCAGGGCAAGACAAAGCGGTTAATTATTAACATGCCACCAAGGCATACGAAGTCAGAGTTTGCTTCTTATTTGCTGCCGGCTTGGTTCTTGGGTAAGTTTCCCGATAAGAAGATTATTCAATGTTCGAACACAGCAGAGCTGGCTGTGGGCTTTGGACGTAAAGTCCGTAACTTAGTGGATAGTGAAGTTTATGCGAAAATATTTCCGAATGTCAGCCTCCGGTCTGATAGTAAGGCTGCTGGTCGCTGGAGTACTAATGCTAATGGCGAGTATTTTGCTATTGGTGTTGGCGGTACCGTTACTGGTAAAGGTGCGGATCTCCTCATTATTGATGACCCGCACTCAGAGCAAGAAGCTAAACTAGCTTCTAGTGACCCCTCTGTATTTGATAACGTGTATGAGTGGTATACTTCTGGACCACGCCAACGGCTTCAACCTGGCGGTTCAATTGTAGTCGTAATGACCCGCTGGTCTAAGCGTGATCTGACCGGAAAGATCTTACAGTCCATGATAGATAGGGATGGAGAAGAGTGGGAGATTATTGAACTCCCTGCGATTCTTCCAAGCGACAAACCTTTGTGGCCGGAGTTCTGGTCTTATGAGGAGTTGGATGCCCTAAGGACGGAGTTACCATTACCTAAGTGGCAAGCCCAGTACCAACAAAATCCAACCTCTGAAGAGGGTGCGCTGGTGAAGCGTGAGTGGTGGCAGATGTGGGAAGGAGATCGTGCCCCGCCTTGTGAGTTTATTATCCAGTCCTGGGATACTGCGTTTACAAAGAACGAACGTTCTGACTATTCGGCCTGCACTACATGGGGCGTATTTTACAAGGACGAAGATCCGAACAATGCCAATATCATTTTATTGGACGCATTGAAGGAGCGCATGGAATTTCCTGATTTAAAACAACGAGCTTTGGATATGTACAATGAATGGCAACCCGATTCGTTTATTGTAGAAGCGAAAGCATCAGGTGCGCCCCTAGTGTTTGAGTTGCGCAGAATGGGGATTCCAGTACAAGAGTTCACTCCTGTCCGTGGGAATGACAAGGTATCCCGCTTGAATGCGGTGACTGACTTGTTTGCTTCTGGAAAGGTATGGGCTCCCAAGAAAAGATGGGCAGAGGAAGTCATTGAAGAGATTGCTGCTTTCCCTAACTCAGATCACGATGACTTGGTTGACTCTAGCACACAGGCTTTACTGCGTTTCCGTAAGGGCGGATTTATTCCCTTGCCCTCTGATTATGCAGACGATCCTATTGAATTTAAACGTAAACGAGCCTACTATTAAAATAAAGTCACATACTGTATTATTGCAAATTAGTCAACACCACTTGTTAAATTATTAGGAATACAAATTATGGCAGATACGTTAAAAGACTATCTACATGCATATAGAGCAGACCCAACCAATAAATATGGTGGAAAAGACCATATGGAAACTTTACCTACGGAATTTGACAAGGCATGGATAAACCGTCATGTTTCTGCAATGAAAGCTGGAAAAGAGTTTGGGGTTCCACAGTTATCTGCAACACAGTTAGCTAACTTAGCATTACATGAAGGAAGAGATGACTTTGGTACAAATAGGATTAATGTAAATAATCCAAAAGCAATGGAAATACAAAGAAAACTTTCAGATTTGGGTTATGAAGGGAATGGAGCTGATTTTGCTGGTGCATTGTATGATAAAAAACAAACAGCAGATAGGCTTGGAATACCATTTGAAGCTGCATGGAATGGAACAGGAAAAGTAAAAGGAATGGATAGAACGGGTTTTGATTATGCTAGAGAAGCCCAAAATACAAATTATGCAGCTGCACATCCAAAAAATTCAGAATTTGTAAATTATATTGACAGGAGTTTAAATAATAATTTAACTCCAGACGAAAAACTTATTAACAAAATTAGAGAAAACGAAGATAATAAATTGTCTTATCACTCTTCTTTAGGAAATTTAATATCTCCTAATGCTAATAGATTATTACAAAGTGTAGAAGATGATGCGATTGCAAGAACTGTAAATAACCAAATACGAAGTCATTTTGGATTAAATCCTCTTCCTGTTCCTACAAATTCCTCTTCTCCGAAGATGAAACAATATAATATGGATAATGAATCGTTAGCTGGAATAGCAATGACTAATCCAGAAATTAAATCAGCCACAAATACATTAGTAAATAATTCAGTCAATGAAATAATTAAAGCAGTTCCAGAATATGCGATTCAAAATAAAACAACGCTTCCTGCAGGATATAAAGATGGCGGCAGAGTAAGATTAATTTAAGGATAAAAAATGGCAATAGATAAAGCATTATATTCAGCACCTCAAGGTTTAGGCGCAACCATTCAACCAGATATACAAATTGAAGTGATGGATCCAAATGCAACTGATTTGGAAGACCCATCCTTAGATATTGGCGAGCCATTTGATGCGAACCTTGCTGAATACATTCCAGAGTCCGTGCTTGCGCAATTATCTGGGGACCTGGTGGGCGATTTTGAATCTGACGTAGATTCTCGTAGAGATTGGGTACAGACTTATGTTGACGGCCTTGAGCTCCTAGGGCTTAAGATTGAAGAAAGAAGTGAGCCCTGGGAGGGCGCATGCGGGGTTTACCATCCAATTCTCGCAGAGGCAGTCGTTAAGTTCCAATCAGAAACGATTATGGATACTTTTCCTGCAGCAGGCCCATGTAAGGGTGAGATCATTGGTAAAGAGACTCAGGATGCTAAAGAAGCTATGGAGCGTGTTGTAGATGACATGAACTATGAGCTGACAGATCGTATGATTGAGTACCGTTCTGAACATGAGCGCATGTTGTGGGGCACAGGACTTTCAGGTAACGGTTTTAAAAAGGTATACGTTGACCCATCCTTAGACCGCCAAACTTCTATTTATATCCCAGCAGAAGATGTTGTGGTCCCATATGGTGCATCTCGTGTCGAAACAGCAGAGCGTGTCACGCATGTGATGCGTAAGACAGAGAATGAACTATTAAAGTTGCAGTTAGCTGGCTTTTATCGTGATGTTGATTTAGGTTCCCCAGATACAACCCTTGATGACATTGAGAAAAAGATTGCCGAGAAGCTAGGCTTCCGTGCAACTTCTGATGACCGATACAAGTTATTAGAGATGCATGTGGACATTGACCTTCAAGGTTATGAGCACACCGATGAAAGCGGTGAGCCGACAGGGTTGGCATTACCTTATGTAGTCACA